GCATTACCGTTTGCAGCGTATAATCTCATTTATAATGAGTATTACAGAGACCAGAATCTTGTAACAGCAATACCTAATGGAGCAATGACAGAACTTGCAGACGGCAATGTAACAGTAATAATGGAGACGAACTCATATGTGAGGAACCGCGCATGGGAACACGACTATTTTACTTCATGTCTTCCATTTGCACAAAAAGGTTCTGCGGTAGACATTCCGCTTGGCGAAGTTGTATTACAAACAGATTGGTATACAAATCCCGAATATCCTACAATGGATTTAAATGGAGGTGGTGTACCTTCATCAGGAGATGTACATATGGACTCAAACGAACTTCAATCACCAGGAGACGCATTCACCGCAATAGCCTACGACCCTAAGGGTTCATTATCAACATCACCAACAACAATAAACGACCTGCGCAGGGCATACCGCTTACAGGAGTGGCTTGAAAAAAACGCAAGAGGCGGAACACGTTACACCGAACAAATATGGGTACACTTTCAGGTTAAGTCACCTGACGCAAGACTTCAACGTCCGGAATATATAACAGGCTTAAAGGCACCAATTATAGTATCAGAGGTATTAAACACAACAGGACCAACAGAATACTTCGATTCTGAGACAAATACACCGGAACAAACAGGCTCCCCACAGGGAGCAATGGCCGGACACGCTGCCGGAATGCACCAAGGCCGTCTAGGCCGCTACTATGCACAGGAACATGGCTGGTTAATAGGTATAATATCTATACTGCCAAAAACAGCTTATCAGCAAGGACTACACAAAATGTTTACTAGGTCTACATATCTCGATTTCGCATTTCCGACTTTCGCCAATTTAGGCGAACAGGAGGTATTAACACGAGAGTTATATGCTTATCACGCCAACTCAGGAGACCTATTCGGTTATATTCCACGTTACGCAGAATACAAATTCATGAACTCACGTGTAGCCGGAGACTTCCGTACAACATTAGACTTCTGGCACTTGGGTAGAATCTTTGGGTCTCTGCCAACATTATCTCAACAGTTCATTGAGTGCGTGCCTGACGATGTGCTTAGAGTATTTGCTGTGCAGGATACTACCGATAATATATGGATGCATATATTGAATAAACTAAAATTCAAGCGAAAACTACCATTCTTCGGTACTCCAACAATTTAGCTATGTCACAATGCTTATATACAAAAATATACAACGACGCACCAGTAGCGTGCGGCAAGTGTATGAATTGCAGAGCAAAAAGAATAAGTGGTTGGTCAGCGCGGCTAATAAAAGAGGACATGCATTCGTGCATGTCCTTTTTCGTAACCCTAACCTACGATACAGAACATATAATGTTCTGCCCAAAAAACAGGCCAACGCTTTATCCAAGTCATCTAACTGCATACTGGAAGTTGTTGCGGGCAAAACTGAATCATACAAAATTCAAGTATTACGCATGCGGGGAGTATGGGTCGAACAAAAAGCGCCCCCATTATCACATAATTCTCTTTATAAAGAATACAGACCTGTCCCCTACTAAACTATTAAATGAGCTTGAAAAACTATGGCAACATGGTACCATATATGTAGGCACAGTTACGGCCGAATCCGTAGCATATACACTAAAATACATAAGCAAAAAGGGGTCTGTGCCACAATACAATGGGGATACAAGAGTTCCAGAGTTTCAACGAGTATCTAAAGGTCTTGGAATAGACTACTTAAAAACAATAGGACAATGGCATATTGCAGATTTAATAAATCGTGCATATGTTCCGCTTCCTGGAGGAAACAAGGCACCTATGCCTCGCTACTATAAAGATAAAATCTTCACAAAAGAGCAAAAGGAAATAATAGGAAAACACATGGAAGAAAAAATTAAATCTCGTGAAGTTCAGTCGCTTATAGAATTACGTATAAAATCTTCTAAAAAAGTAAATAATATTTAAAATATTTGTTTATGCATATACATACACAATTTGACAGACCCGTAACCAGGTTACGGGTGTTCACAGACCCGTCGCTCACCGTACCAGACCAGACAATGTCGCTTAAAACTATGGTACAAAAGTACGTAAAAGGCTTACCAATAGCCGCACCAAATCTCAAAGGTCAATATACAGATAACGAAGTCGCACAAGACTTCGAAAATCTGGATTTGGCCGAATAGGAGGAACACATTTTAAAGGTGTCTGACGAACTATCTCAAGCAAAAGGTAAGATAGCTAAGGAAAGAGCAGAAAAAGCAGCAGAGGACTTAAAAAGGGCCGAAAAAGACCAATTAAAAATAAAAGAGCTAGAGGAGGAGCTCAAAAAGAAAAGCATTAATAACCCTTGATATATTAATGCTAATTGACGAAGCTCAATAAAATCAACACATGAGAAGTAATCATGAAAATAGACTACCTATATCTTGGAGATATAGTATAGTTAAACAAGCAAAAACAATCAAAATGGGTGGCCACTTTCGAAAAGCAAATAAACTATTTGATAAAGTGGAAAAAATATGGCTAGACAAACTAAAAATAAGAAATGTTTAGCCTAGAAACACAAATAAACCCCCGCCAAAGAGGCGGAAAATCGCTAAACACAGCGAAAAGGTAAGCTCAAAAAAGCTCACGACGCCAAAAACGAGAAAGCAATAAGGAACGAAGAGACGCAGAGCGTCAAAGAAAGGCGGAGTGAGCGAACCGAAGGGAGCGAACCTAAAAAAACATTTTTAAAAAATAATAAATAAAAAAATGGAAACACAAAACCAAAAACAACACGAACAGCTTGCGGAGCAAGCTGAAACAAAAAAACTTCCTCTATCGTATGTAATGTATCTTACTATGAGGTCTAGGTTTATAGATGCACTTGCACTAAACGACACAGAGGTTCTAAATAAATGGAAGGAATACGAAAACCTGGAAATAAAGCGTATCCAAAATTGGCACAATTCATTAAATACGGAGGAGGGATAAAATGCCTGCGGAACAAATATTATTACCATTACTTGGCATGGGAATGCAAGCGGGTACAGGAGTATATCAGGCAAAGCAAGCAGAGCAGTATAACAAAGAAAACCTCGAGTTTCAAAAAAATTTACTAAACAGCCAAAGAATGTGGGCATTACAGGATTGGGATAGAGTAAATGCATACAATCATCCAGCTCAACAGATGACACGATATAAAGAAGCCGGTTTAAATCCCCAATTAATATATGGAAACGCAAACAACTCGCCAAGTGCAATGCTTAGAAGTGTAACAGCAGAAGCGCCTAAAAATGAGCCAAGAGGAATATTGGAAGGAATTGGAAACGTAGGAGCGGGAATAAACAGTGGAATAAATAATTATTTCGCACAGGCTCAACTAGAAAACGAAACACGTAAAACAGACGCATCAATTCTTGCAATGAAAGCGCAATCGGATCGGACAAATCAGGAAATACAATTAACAAAAGAGCGTTGGGAAGAGCTTGTAATGATGCCTACTTGGGAAAGATTAAACAAGCAGGCTGATATCATGTATAAAGACGTAAAAAGAAACATCGAACCAACTCGTGCAATGGCGTGGAAAAAATACATGTCAGAGACAGCTAAAACAGACGCAAATGCAAAACACGCTATTTCTCTTTTCGAACTAGCAGAAAAAGAAGGAAAACTAAAACAAGCCGATGTAGAATTACTAGAAAAAATAGCTTCGGGACCACAAGGTGTAAGACTCGGAATTGAAGTATTAAAATTAATCTTAGGAAGATAAATATGAGAAAAAAATCAAATCGCCGCCGCAGCTCTAGGAGCAGAGGCCGCAAAAAAGGAACAGTAAAAAGTACGTACAAAGTAGCAAGAGGAGGAATAAGGTTATGAGCAGAAACCAACTCTTTACACAGGTCGCAATGAAGTCACCGACTTCATCAACGTTCGACCTTACACATGACGTAAAAATGTCTGGTAAAATGGGAAAGCTAATGCCAATGTGCTGCGTAGACGTATTACCAGGAGACAGCATCCAAATAGGAGCTGACGCACTTATACGCCTTGCTCCAATACTAGCGCCTATCATGCACAGAATAGACTTCACAATACACTATTTCTTCGTGCCTAACCGCTTGTTGTGGCCAAATTGGCCTAAATTCATTAGCGGAACACCCGACGATTTAGGAGATGAATTTATCCCCCCATACATCAACTTCCTAAATACAACAGACGCAGATTTAAAACTACTTGCAGACTATTTAGGGGTGCCAACGCCTGTAGGAGCAGTAACTGAGCAGGTAAGCGCATTACCGTTTGCAGCGTATAATCTCATTTATAATGAGTATTACAGAGACCAGAATCTTGTAACAGCAATACCTAATGGAGCAATGACAGAACTTGCAGACGGCAATGTAACAGTAATAA